TCTGAGGTACTTGTTTTATATTTATTGTAGTATAATTTGTCATATCAGTTATATTTGTATGTCGAAATAATACTTGTTTATTTTTAGGATCTCTACATACTTCTGATACAATCATACCAAATTCTTGCATAGTTATTCCATAATTTTCTCCATTCAATGTTATATTTTCTATAAAATATTTATGAAGTTTATCATATGGGATTGTTGTAGGTAATTGACCAGTTTTAAATAATCTAAGAAACTGTTCTGCATTTTCTATAGACTGCGGTACTTTTACAGATACTACAACCTTATTATCTTTTTTAAATTTTAATAATCTATAATCTTGAACTTCAGAGTATTTCGTTAATTGAAGTTGTTTACCTTTTTCTATAACATATGGACTACATAAAAACATGGTTGGAAAGTTAAATGGTTTTAATCCAGATGATTTTCCATTCTCATCTAATATAGTATAATCGAATACTCCTAATAAACTTACATATTCTCCTATAACCTCTGCTATATCTTTTTCAAAATATATCTCAGGAACATAAAAAACTATTTCTCCAGAATTATTAAATAGTAACGATTCGCCATCTCTTTTTAAAAATTTAGGTATATCATACATATCAATCTCTCCTTTCTTATTAAATTGTTATAATATAAAAAATATAAGAGTTCAACATACGTTGAACTCTTTTTTATTATAATTTATTAGTTTCTTTTTTTATAAGTGATGTTGCAAAAATTGTTATAGCACCTATGATTAATGCTGATTGAATAGAATTAATATATAACGATGCTACACAAATTACAGAAAATACAGCTACTTTTAATAAACTAATACATGCATGTGCATGATTATTATATACTAATCCAATAAAAGCTATTGCTAAGAATATGATTGAAATAAATAAAGAATATACAAATAGATATACCTTTAAAATTGTAAGTATAGCAGTTCCAATCATTATATTATACTATAGGAGTTGTATCTACTATTTTAGATATAGCTCTTATTTTATCTATTTGAATTTTTATCACTTTACTACTATATTTATCAGAATTATCTAATACTAATGAGCATCCATCCATATCAATATTTACAATTTTGCATTGTATAGATATTAAAACACTATCTTCAACATATGATACATTAATTAAATCTCCTTCTTGAATTGATACTATAGTGCCAGTACCATCTTCATAAGTTATATCTATTTCATCTATTATTTTAAAATTATTTGTTATGGATAGAATGTTCATATTCATCAACCTCTTTCATTAATTTTATTGTACTTAATAGATTGTTAAGAATTTCTGCTCCAAAAACAGATATATCTAAATCAAGATATTTTAATAATAATATATTTTGTATTGTATAATACATGAATGTATGTTCTCCAACATCATTTGGAGACATGGGCTGACATACTTTACAGATAATGATTATGAATTTCTTTATATCATCATCTGATATATTATAATTTTTCACTACTTCAGGAATAGTTTTTTCTATTAGTCTTATATCTTTAATCTTAAATTTAGAATCTTCGTATTTAAGATTAAACTCGTTAACAATTCTTTTATATCTAGATAAATCTTTACTAATCTTTCTTCTAATTAATTCATTATTATTTAAAGCATCTTTAATAGTTATAAAACTATATGAATCTATGAATGCAGCTGATACTTTTCTAAGAAGATTTGCTTTATCTGGAAATCCACTCTCTTCTAATTTATCAGCTTTCTTAGGAAGTTCTATTTCCATATTTGATTTTAAATTATCATTATACATTTCAGAAAAGCTAGGTATTTGGAGTTCCTTCTGAAGAGCTTTCTGTAAATCAACAAATTCTTTATCAACATACATATCTCTTATAAAATGATCTAGTACATTTTTTGCAGTGCTATTAATAGTTGACATATTTGGACCATTTAATTCTTTTACTATTAATTGAATCATATTTGGTAATTCATGATAAATATTAAATTTTTCTCCAGCTCTGAATCTTGTAACTATAGTAAATAATTTACTAGCATCTTCATCAGATAAACCATATGATTTTAAACTATCAGTACTGTTACCTATATTAGCAGTTTTTTCATCAAATATTGTTTCCGTTAAAGATCTACTATATACATCATCTGGTGCAGCAACTCCAGATGCTTTACCTGTTCTAGGATCTATTTCTACATATCTTTCAGATTCAATAACTTTCTTATCTACTACATTATAAGGATAAGGCTTGTCCTCTGTATTTTCAGGAATTCCAACATATGACTTTTCAGGAATAGCATCTTCTTTAGATGTAGTGATGATACCATCCAATATATCTGACATGTAACTTCTATTTTCTGCTAAAACCTCCGCTAACTGTTCTAGTTGTTCATCATTTAATATTTCTTTATTATCCATTTTAATCGCTCCCTTATTTTACGTTTGATATATCTATATCTTCATCTATAGATAAACTTTGAATTTGTAATCTGATATTAGTTAATAATGTTGGTCTTAATTGTCCTTGAATCAATGGACCATAAGTATATCTAAAGAAATCATTTATTGGAACACATATATCATTTAAATACTTTATAATATTCTTATCTTGATATATCATAGATAATATATTATAGAATGGAATATCGAATACACAAATATTAGCAATTACATAATCTATATTAGCGTTTATAATAGCTAATTTAGAATTCTTATATAATTTTTTAGAATAGATTGTACTGCTATCTTTATTCTTTTTATAATCAGCAAGATGTAATGATTCATATAAACTATTTTTTTCTTTTACTATATAATTAGAAAAGAATGTTACAAGATTATTAGAAAAATTAGATACTAGAAAATCATATAAATAATATGCAGCAGAATATGGATCTGTTATATTATTACCATTTATTGATACTCCACAATCATTTGCTAATATTGATAATATTTGGTTATATGTTTCTAGTCTTACAGCTTCTATCTGTACACTATTTTCAGGAAAGGTAGCTTTTGCTTGTTTAAATCTAGCTTCAAATGATGCTGGTATATTTACCATAGTAGTTGTAAAAAATCCACATCTACTGTTAATATTATCTTTTATTATATCGAATATAAAATCAGAATTAAAATGAGATAATATATCTGATACTTCACCCTCAAGTCCTATATTATATGAATTTAGATTTGCTGTCATTATTCCCATAATTAAAATCACCCCTTATAATTTTTTATTAAAATCTTATATTATATATAAGATATTATATTTTTAAAATATTAATGAATTAATACCCTCCCTTTATATTATTCTTGTGTTATGTATGATATAAAAAACTATTATAGGGGTTACCCTATAATAGTATTGATTATTTAGTTTTATATCTTTTTATTTGAAAATTACTATACAGTTTATCTATTGGTTTAAATGTTTCAGTTCCTATAGTAACTGATGTAATCAAATCTGTAACATTTGTAAATCCATACAATTCTATATCAGCTTTATTAGGTACAGTTCCACCAGATAGTACCAATGGGATATATACTTTATTAGTCGCATCATAATAAGTTGATTTAATAGAATAGTAGCTATTAGATTGTTTTATTAAAAAGTATCCATTATTATATGGTTTTAAAGTTCCATTACTATATATATCAATACAATCAAAAAATAAAAATCCAGCACTTGTACCAGCATGTTTAATACTTACATTATGTTGACCAGATGTTAATACTGGACTTTCATAATAACAAACATGTCCGCCTATATAGGCATTAGGTGCTGATGCATTATATAATATACTGTCAATAGTTATATTTAAATTCTGATTTCTACCATCTATATAACATTGATTTAGAAGTCTGAATTGGCTTCCTATAAAATTAAATTTTACATATGAATCTAAAGTGGATGTAACTGTACTTATATAATTTCCATTTAAAAAATTTGTAGTATCTCCATTTGATCCAGCTACCATATTAATATATGAGATATTAGCATCAGTATTATCATATCTTAACCAACTAGTTGGTACACTTGCATAATTAGTTCCTACTGGCATTTATATCACCCACCATATTATTTAGATTTATACATTTTTATTTGAAAATTATTATTAATTTTATCTATTGGTTTAAATGTTTCAGTTCCTATAGTTGTTGATGTAATTAAATCACTAATACTATTAAATCCATATAACTCTATATCAGCTTTATTAGGAAGTGATCCTCCTGATAATGTTAATGGAAAGTAATTATTATTACTATAATATGCTGATTTAATACTATAGTAATTATTATATTGATATATTAAATATTTTATAATAATATTATTTAATATATCCCATGCAGAGGTTACATTGCTTAAACTAGGTATTATAAATAAAGTTAATTGATTTCCTCCAACAGTTACACTATTACCACATTGCCCATAACTATTATCTCCTACTGTTTTTACTGTACCATCATTTAATAAGAATACTGTATATCCACTTCCACATGTTATCTGTTTTACATTACTAAGACTTGGTATTACATATAAAGTTAATTGATTAGTAGGAGTTATAGATCCAGTACCACATTGTCCAGTACCATTATTTCCTACTGTTCTTACTGTACCATCATTTAATAAAAACACTGAATGATTAGTACCACATGCTATTGATTTTACATTAGTTAGACTTGGTATTGTAAATAAAGTTAATTGTGAAGAGGTAATAGTTCCAGTACCACATTGTCCACTACTATTCAGTCCTATTGTTTTTACAGTACCGTCATTTAATAAAAATACTGTATGACTATCTCCACATATTACTTGTTTTACATTACTTAATCCAGGTATAGTATATAAAGTTAATTGTGGAGAGGTAGTATTACCAGTTCCACATTGTCCATAATCATTCCTTCCTACTGCTTTTACAGTACCATCATTTAATAAAAATACTGTATGACTATTACCACATGCTACTTGCTTAATATTAGTTAAACTAGGTATAGTATATAGAGTTAATTGTGGTGTGGTTTTAGTACCAGTACCACATTGCCCATTATCATTAGATCCTATTGTTTTTACAGTACCATCATTTAATAAAAATACTGTATGCATATATCCACATATTACTTGTTTTACATTACTTAATCCAGGTATAGTATATAGGGTTAATTGTGGAGAGGTAATATTACCAGTTCCACATTGACCATTACGATTATCACCTACTGCTTTTACTGTACCATCATTTAATAAAAATACTGTATGTACAGCACCACATGATATTTGTTTTACGTTAGTTAAATTTAGTATATTATATAAAGTTAATTGATTACTAGGAGTTATAGATCCAGTACCACATTGCCCATAACTATTAAACCCTATAGTTCTTACTGTATTATCATTTAATAAAAATGCTGAATGAATATTTAAACCCATAATTAATCATCTCCAATTATTTATAAAAATCATCAAATATACTATTTGGTATTTTATATTGTACTGTTGCTGACACATTTGGATCATTAAATTTTTTCTTATATGTTTCCCTTCCTAATCTAGTAGATAATAAAGCTTCCATAGCTTTTTCATCATCTTCATATTCACGTTTCATCCAATCTTCATACATCATAGATTTATCTGATTTTAGAAATTCTAACTGTTCTTTTACTTCAGCTGGAGATTCATCATCCATTACTGATATATCTTCCATTATATTACTATATTGATCTTCTAATGATTCATAACTTTCATCTATATCTTCATCTGTTTTTATTGAGGCTTTTTGAAGTCCCCAACGTTCCATAACTTCTTTACCTTCATACCAAATATATAGTGCCATTAAATATGCAAATATTTGATCATCATGTCCAGTAGACACATGCTCTATTCTACCATTTCTTTTTACTTCTAAAGTTTCTAATTCTTGAAATATTATTGGAGATATAAATTTATCTTTATGATATTCCATTCTTTCTCTTAGAATCTGCATAAGTAAATCTCTTACGCCCTTAGTAGAATCTAGTCCGTATATTTTTGTCTTTTGAGTTTTTCTTATAGTGTTGGCTCCTACTGTTCTTTCTTCTATAACTTTATCTTTTATTTCAAAAAATAAATTTTTCTTAATTGATGTAGTTATTAGTTTAGATAAAACAGATGAACCAAACCCACCATTACGTTCTATATTTACTATAGCATTTTGTAGATGGTTGGTTACTAATTGATATATAACTTTAGCTAAATCAACCGTACTTATAAAATTACAATTAAGATCTGCAACAACTGCAGTAGTTCTAGAATCTAATACTGATATAGCTGATGAATCTCGGTTAAACCCTCCAGATACATCGACACCTATTAATGGTGGATATCTTTTTATATCTCTTATCTCTTCATAAATATTAAATACATATTTATTTAAGAACATAATTTGACTTATAGGTTCTTTAATTAATGCTTTTACAACATCTAAATCTTCTTTTCTGAATGGAGAATTGTTAGCAGTTTTAGCCCATTCAAGAAGTACCTCTCTTCTAATCTCTGGCCATTTTCTCTGCATATCTATAACCATTGATTTAAACCAATCTTCACCTAATCCTAATTGTTGATATGAATATTTTATATATACAAATGAAGAATTTGTATTTGCCGCAATTAATTCTTGTAATTTATCATATTCTAAGTCATACCATAATTCAGAAAATTGAGAAGCATCTTCCTTCATTTGATATGCAAATGTACCTTCATCTGTTGTTAAATCACCTGGAGTTGTAGTAATAAGAATACCATATGGTGCTCCATTTCGTTTAGCATTCATAGATGCTGTCTTAAATGCAGGAACAGCTGCTAGATATAATGTTTCATTGAATGGTACAAATGCCCACTCTTCTAAATGTACTCTTGCTATAGACATACCTCTACCTAGTCCATTAGCAGATACTTTATTTCTTGCTGCTGGTAACGTTTTAATTCTGTTACCATTTAATGAATGTTGTAAAGACTCTACAGTATTAGTAGCTCTTACTTTTTTACCATCTCTACCATAAGTTTCTGCCATTTGTAAATAAGTAGGTAGAGCATCTCTATAATCTTTCAATCTTTGTAGATTTAGTTTTGAGTCATCATGTTTCTTATTAATCATTATACTTTCGCTATTTACACTACCGAAATTATATTCCCATAATAAACGTGCAATAACAGCAACAGTTTTACCCTGCTGCCTTGGTATCTCATAGAATATATTCATATTCATAGCTACACAGAAATTAAATGCTAAGTTACCACGATGCATTTTATATTGAACGCCTGATCCTTTTATTCCACCTTGATCTGGTATTCTTATAACTTCTCTTAGAAAGTACCAATAATTATTTATAACTTCTCTCATTATCTTTGATTTCATAAATTCATTTAATCTAGGATCTCTAGGATCTACTCCTGCTAAATCTGGATCTATTAATACTAAAAAGAATCTATTATTCTTTACTTTTTTAGCTTTAAGAAAATTATGCATATCTAGAAATGAGCTATTTGAAGTACTCATTTGATAGTATATCTTTTTTGGATAGACCATACTATTATCTATCATATTAAACTCACCTCCTATATTATTTATATGTTTAAGCTAATAAAAGAGATGAATACAATTAAATAATATATATTTATAATTTTAACAAAATATAGACTATATAGCAATTGCTATATAGTCTATGATAATAATATAATATCGTAAAAATCTACCCCCTGAGTTTTTTAATAACATTCAAATTTCTAATTTATTAAATATATAATTTATAATAAATAATTTAAATTAATTTTATGTTATGTGGACAATCTATTTTAAATATAAAAAATAAAGACACCTAGAA